CCGCATCATGTTTAAGACGTACAGCCAGTTCGCGCAGAATCAGTCCATCCTTGAAGGCATGGAGCTTGGCGCATATACGCCAACTGGCGCAAACATTGGCGCATGGTGCGACGAGTATTTGCAGGGAATGGAAATGCTAGACCGTCTCTATTTGCGTCTGGCTACGCGCAATGCAAAGATGCTGCTGACGTTTACGCCAAAGGACGGCGTTACGGAAACGGTTCGCTATTACATTGAGGGTGCCGAGACGCTGGAGAATAGGCCCGCAGAATTGCTGGGTGGAAGAATGGTTCCCTATGCTCAAAGGAACAAGGAAAAGAACGCAGCCATCATCTACTTCCATAGCAAGGATAATCCTTGGAGTGGCTATGAAGCCATCGTGGAGCAGTGTAAGGCCAAGAATGATGAGAACTACACGCTGACGGCGGCGTATGGCATCCCTACAAAGAATTACACGACTAGGTTCCCTAATTTCAGCAAGGAGGTTAATGTGGTTCCGCACTCGGCTATTCCGCACAAGAATGTGACGAAGTACATGGTGCTTGATCCAGCGGGCAGAAAGAACTGGTTTATATGCTGGGTGGCAATTGACGAGAGCAATTGCTGGTGGGTCTATCGAGAATGGCCTGACAGCAATGTGGGGGACTGGGCTAAATGGCGCGGAGGAAAGTGGTCAAACGGAGACGGGTCCAAGGGTCTTGGCTATGGAATCAAGGATTATGTTGAACTCATCACGTCCCTTGAGGCCGAAACCGCTGACGTTATATTTGAGCGGTTGATTGACCCAAGGCTTGGTGCGGCAAAGTATCAATCTCAAAACGGAGCCAGCAGCATCATAGAAGACTTGGCTGACGCTGGCCTTATTTTCATTCCAGCTCCCGGCCTAGATATTGAAGACGGTCTGCAATCTTTGCAAACGCAAATGGCATATAATCGCAAAATGCCAATTGACGGGGTGAATCGTCCAAGGTTTATGATTAGCGAAAGATGCCAAAACATCATCATGGCACTTCAGGAATACACCGCTGACGGAGGACTTGAAGAAGCGTGGAAAGACCCAATTGACACGCTTCGCTATTTGGCAATTAGCGGAGCACTATACATCAACCCAGAGTCAATGAAGACCCGTAACCCCAAGGGATTTGGATATTAATTATGAGCAAAACAAAAGCAATCATTAAGAACAAACCGGAAACAACCAATCCGGTTCCCGTTGATAACACCGTTGAAAAGGTCGATTCAATGAAACGCACAATCCTAAAGGGGATTGTTATCAGTGTGGCAAAGAATCCTCAGTGGATTTACGTTAGGCTAATCCCGGAAAACGAACGTGTTCTTGCTGTAATACCAAAACGCTTTTCCCAGAAAGTAATCGGAAAACTTGTGAGTCTAGAATCAATCACCGATGAAACAGGAACCTCCTATCGCTACATCATTAACGAGTGACGATCCCACGTCAAATAATCAATGGTTGCTTCCTCATTCCGACCGATTGATTAGGTGGGAGTATGAGCAGCGAGTCGCGGATGGAGACACAAGAGAAATGTTTCCAGATGAACTTGCCGACAAAGTTGGGCGACCCAAAGAATACATCTATGGACTGGTGAAGAACGCCATCGCCAAGGCAAAGGCATCTGTTGCCGAAACGTGATACCATAACCAAAACCATGCAGGAAACCAAAACCCAAAACGCACTAACTTTTGTCGATGAAGACGGACCTAGTGTAGTAACCCTGCGTGGGGCTTATGATCGAACAATCGGAGAATTAAGCACCTACTTCAATCAATGCGTTGTAAGCACGGATAGTCGTCGTTGTCATTGGCCGGGAAAGTCTGCCGACCTACGCAAGCACGGTGGAGATGCATTTCCTTGGGATGGAGCATCTGACACGGAAGCTAGGATTATTGACGAACGCATCAATAGTTATGTGTCGTTATTTATGTCTGCACTATCCCGAGCGAACATTCGCGCCTACCCTGTTGAATCGGGGGACACTGGGCGTGCTCGCGTGGTTAGTGCATTTCTGAAATGGATGGTTGCGTCGTACATTCCGCGATTCACCCAAGAGATGGAGTTGGCAAGCAACTATCTCTTGGAGCGCGGATTGATGATTACATATATCGGCTGGGAGCGGATGGAAAAAAGCTACTTGCAAAAAGTTGACCTTCAACAAATTGCTGAAGCAAGCCCTGATTTAGCAAGGCTCATTGTTGAGGGAAACAATGATGATGATGTTATTGCATTGCTCAAAACCATCTATCCTCAGATTATTGATAAACGAGCAAAGAAGGCGATAAAAGAGCTTCGCAAAAAAGGTGTGTGCGAAATTCCAGTTAGTCGCCTTAGTGTTGATCGTCCATTTTTGCAGACGTGTGCTCCTGATGGCGACGTGTTCTTCCCGTCCTATTGCATTGATCCCCAGCGGGCTCCATTTGTATTCTATCGCACGTTCCTGAGTGTTCAAGAAGTGCTTTCACGCGTTTCCAGTGACGGATGGGACGAGGAATGGTCTCAACATATCATTGAAAAATTCCGAGGAGTAAATACCTACAACCTAGAATCGGTTTACGGTACACGCGGAGCAACGACCACGCGCTATCGTCAGCAATACAACGCCGCTGAACTTGTAGAGGTCATTTATGGTTTTCAGCGTTTGATTGATCCAGAGGATGGTGCTGAAGGCATCTACTGCACCATCTTTCACCCAAAATTCTCTGGTGAAAACACAAAGATTCAGGGCTATGCAAAGCATGAATTACTAAATGGCTACAACGACTATCCATTTGTAGTAACAAGACTTAGTAACGAATCTAAGCGTCTTTACGAAGTTCAAACCTTCACCGATCTTTTGCGTGGACCGCAAGACCAAATAAAGACGGAGCGTGATAGTCGAATTGATCGCAACTCACTTGCGACACTTCCGCCCATTATGCATCCTCCGGGAAATGCTCCGACCGACTACGGTCCGGGACGGTTTATTCCGGTGCGCCGCAATGGTGAGATTACGTTTGGCCCAACGCCCCAATACAATCCCGGCAGCGTAGAGATGGAGCAGACAATGATGGAGGCTGCTGATAAAATTGTTGGACTCTCCGAAAAGAGCACAATTACTCCGGTTCGTCAGCAGTTTTTTATCAATAAGTTCCTGAGTCATGCTCAAGAAGTTCTGAAAATGGCATTCAAATGCTATCAACGGTTTGGGCCTGAGCAGACCTTCTTCCGCGTGACGGGGGTAGCTGATCCAATGGAGTTCTCCCGTGGAAATGCAGACGAAGATTTTGACATTCGCATTAATTTTGATGTGCTTAATAATGATCCTGAAACACAGGAGTCTCGCCTTGGTCAGTTTGTAGACCTTTTGCAACTAGACAAGAATGGGCGAATCAACACAGACAGCTTGCTTGAGGCAATGGCTGCTGCAATTGATCCTATTATGGCCGATGCTATTCTGCAACCAGCCGAACAAGCATCTCAGCAAATCGTGAAACAAGTAACGGATGATCTTTCCAAGATTTACGCTGGCATTGAGGTGGGCGCACGGCCTAATGGTGCTCAAATTGCCTTGAGCGTAATCCAGCAATACACTCAGCAGCCAGATATTGGAGCACGCCTGCAACAAGACGAAGCGTTTGCGACTCGTTTGCAGAAATACATGGCTCAATATCAGTTTGCAATCACCCAGATGCAAAATGCTGAGATTGGCCGTCTAGGGACTGCTCCCGCACAGATGGGGGGAGTGAACACGCAGGGAGTTCAGCAAGGCCCGGAGCAAACGGTTCAATAGTCAAATAAAACTCAAATAAACTAATTTCGCTCCCTAGGGGGAGCTGGAGGGGAAGCTTAGTTTTTGTCAAGATATTTCCTTCTTGATAAAAAAACATTTGATTACTGAACTGCATTATGAATTTTTTCAATAAAAAGCATCCGCTGGACGAGCAAATTCGTTTCTTGGCTGAACGGGATCAGTTCTTGGATTTCTTAGACTGGATTTACGCAGGGCGAGAAGCCTGCATTTCACAAATGAACCGAGCCACAGAGGGTCGATTGCGTGAGATTAGCGGCAAAATTCAAGCCTACGATGAGATGCTTTCCCTTTGCGGATACAATGATTTGTTGACGCGTCGAGCCATTCGCAGGTCTCAGCTTATGCCTCAGGGATAGGCTTATTTGGGGTTTCTTCTGCTAAGTGGTATACTGCCATTTCGCAACTCCGTGGCGTAAAGACGGAAACCTATGCTTAATGAAGTCCAAACGGCTATCGCTGGAGCCGAACCAAAACCAGTGGGTAAAAATATCTCAAATAGCGAGTTAATCGCTATTAGATTTAAGGCACTCACGGATGCTAGTGTGGTGAAAAATCCGCCACAAGAACAACCATCGAGTCCAGAAGCGGAGATTCCTGCAAAGGATGCCGAGCCAGAATCCGAGGTTCAAACAGAGCATGAACCAAAAGAAGATGGCAAAGCGCCTGTCGCGGAATCAGGTGTTCTTTCAAAGGACGTTGATTTGGAAAATATGAGTGAGGCAGAGCTTAAAGAGCTGTCCCAAAAACTTGGAAGCAAAGCTGTTGCGCGATTCGGTGAACTCACCGCAAAGCGCAAGGCGGCTGAAGAGCAATTGGCTGCGCTTAAAAGCGAAATCTCGAAACGTAACGACTCCCAGCTAGAGGCAAAAGTTAAGGATAATCCTTATGCCGACATCGAAAAAGCCGATGAACTTCAATCGAAGTTTCAAGAGGTGAATGAGATGATTGACTGGGCTGACGATCTGCTTGAAAAAGGCGAAGATTTAGGTTCCGATGACGTTCTGACATCCGTCAACGGAAAGGAACTTACGAAGCGAGAGATTAAGGATGCAATGCGAAAGGCCAAGAAAGCCCGCGACATCTACCTGCCTGACCAAAAGAAGAAGCTGCTTCTTGCTGAAGAACGCCAATCGTTCCGAGAGACCCTAGTATCTCGCGCAAAAAGCGAACTTCCTTGGTTGAATGGAGAAGACAATGACGTGCGAAAACAGTATGAGTTGATGGTTTCCGATGAACGGATCAAGGTGCTTGAAAAGAGCGCCCCCGAAATCGCATCCCAACTGCCCTACTTGCTGGCGCACGCGGCTAACAGCCTTTACGCCCGAAAAAGCGTAGACGCTAAGGCTCCAGCACGGATTGCACCCCCCTCCGCTATTATTAGCCAATCAGTCGAATCCAACAAACCCGATGCTCGTCAATCTCGGGCTGTTAAAGACATCTCAGACCGCTTCCAAAAGAACGGCAGTTACAGGGACTTCCAGAAACTTCGTGCTCTACAACACTCACGTTAATTAATTTACTATCATGGCTTTTTCAAATACATTCAGTCTTACCGGTGGCAGCGCCGGTTCCGGCATCTCCAATCGCGAAGACCTCACCGACGTTCTGACCATTCTGGCTCCCGAGGAGACTCCCGTTCTCTCGTTGGCTAACAAAAGCAAGGCTACGGCCACCTTCAATGAGTGGACTGTTGACGCTCTTGCCGCACCGGATTCTACTGGCATCCGCGAGGGCGTTGACGTTTCGAGCTTCACCGATAAGTTCTCGGGTCGCGCTCGTCTCGGCAATTACGTTCAGTTGTTCCGCCGTGATTACATGGTGTCGCAACTCCAGCAGGCCGTTGAGTCGGTTGGTCCTGCCCGCATTGCGGAGGCGGAATCGAAAGCGATCCGCGAACTCAAGCGCGACAT